CAGTCCGCTGGGATGACATCTACGCCACCAACAACGTAATCCAGACCTCCGACCGCAACGAAAAGCAAGACATCGAAGAACTGTCTGAAGCTGAACGGCGCGTGGCTGTAGCTTGCAAAGGTCTCATGCGTAAGTATCGCTGGAAATCTGCTGTAGCTGAAAAGGGTGAAGACGCCCGCATCCACTTCGGTATTATCGCACAGGACTTGCAGGCCGCTTTTGCTGCTGAAGGCTTGGACGCTGGCCGCTATTCGATGTTTATCTCCTCGACTTGGTGGGAGATGGATGAGGTTATCCCTGCCACTGAGACAGAGCCTGAGCGCACACTGAAAAAACTCTACGACACCGCAGAAGAAGCGCCGGAAGGTGCAACCGAACGCACTCGCCTTGGGGTTCGCTACCCTGAACTCTTGGCCTTCATCATCGCGGTGATCTGATGCCCCTAGTCCCGCTCGCCATTCCGCCGGGTGTTTACCGCAACGGGACCGACTACCAATCGTCGGGCCGCTGGCGCGATGCCAGCCTTATCCGTTGGCTGGAAGGCACAATGCAGCCGATTGGCGGGTGGGCAAATCGTGTGACCGTCTCGTCGAACAAGAAAGTGCGCGGATCAATCGCATGGCGGGACAACAGCGCCGACCGCTGGATGGCGGCTGGCACCTATGAAAAGCTGTTTGCCATCTCCGGGGCAAACACCGTCACCGACATTACGCCAACCAGCTTCACAACGGGCCTTGAAAGTGCCGCTTTCAACCTCGGCTATGGCGGTGGGTTTTACGGCTATTATACCTATGGCACGCCGCGCGAAGACGCAGTGAACTACACCGAAGCCACGACGTGGAGCCTCGACACTTGGGGCGAATACCTGATTGCCTGCTCCAATGCAGACGGCAAAATCTACGAATGGCAGCTTGATGTTGCCGCCGACGCGCTTGTCATCACCAACGCGCCGACCGGCAATCTCGGCATCGTGGTGACCGAAGAACGCTTCATCTTCGCCCTTGGCGCAGGCGGAAACGTCCGCAAGGTGCAGTGGTGCGACCGCGAGGACAACACGGTCTGGACGCCTGCGGCCACGAACGAGGCTGGCGACTTGGAGTTGCAAACCTCTGGCCAGATCATGCTGGGCATCAAGGCACGCGGGCAAACGCTGATCCTCACCGATCACGACGCGCATGTGGCGACATATCAAGGGCCGCCCTTCGTTTACGGCTTTGAGCGCGTTGGCGCAGCCTGCGGTGCCATCTCAAGAAAGTGCGCTGCTGCGGTTGATCGCGGCGTGTTCTGGATGGGCAGCCGTGGCTTTTTCATGCTTGCCGGTGGGCAGGTGCAGGACGTGCCTTGCGAAGTGTCGGACTACGTTTTCAACAACATCAGCGCCTCTCAGCGCAGCAAGGTTCACGCCGTCACCAACGCCAAATTCAACGAAATCTGGTGGTTCTACCCGTCTGCGACAGGCAACGAATGCGACAGCTATGTCGTTTTTAACTACGAGGAAAACCATTGGGCCATCGGTTCTCTGGCGCGCACGTCTGGGGTTGATGCGGGTGTGTTTGCAAACCCTGTTTGGTTCGGAACAACCGGCATCGCCTACAACCAAGAAAGCGGCTCCAACCTGAGCAGCGAGACGGTGTTTGCCGAGAGCGGCCCGTTTGAAATCGGGGCTGGCGATACGACGATGATGGCGTCTATGCTGATCCCAGATGAAAAGACGCAAGGTCAGGTTTCGGTGACGTTTAAAACGCGGTTTTACCCTAACGACACTGAGCGGTCTTATGGCCCCTACAGCATGGCCGCGCCGACCGATGTTCGCTTTACCGGGCGGCAGGTTGCGATGCGGGTGACGGGCGCTGCCAATGATAGCTGGCGGTGGGGTGTTCCGCGCATTGACGCCATTCCCGGAGGCCGCCGTTGAGGTTTGGCGTTCCACCAATCGGGCAGGACATCCGCCTTTGGGGCGAGGATTTGCGCCGTTTTCTGGCCCGGTTCTGGGATAACCTTAGCTTCAAGGTCGACGGGGCCACGCCGACATCCAACGGCGTTTTGCTGTGGGACGACGTGAACGGCTACCCGGTCATCTCGAAGAACAACGAGTGGCGGCAGATCGTGCTGGGCGATGGCCACGCCATTTTCGCTCAGGATGCCAGCATCACGGCGGCGGCTGCCGACACGGCCTACGCGATCCAGTTCGACGCGCCGTCTCTGGCCGCTGACATTGCGCTGGACCCGACGAACACCACCCGCGTTGTGTTCTCTGAGGGCGGCCTGTACCGCATCTCGTTCACGGCGCAGATCGCCTCGTCATCCGGCAGCACGCTAAACTTTCGCTTTTGGCCGCGCATCAACGGCACCAACATCACGGGCAGCACGATGGTTGCCAGCCTGCACAACAACGGCGCAACCATCGTTGTTTCCCGCGACTCGATTTTTCAGTTTGCGGCCAATGATTACCTCGAAGCTATGTGGGCAACAGACAGCACCAGCGGCTCGCTGTTGGCGCACGCTGCGACGGCCTACGCGCCCGCGTCTCCCTCGGCTACAATGGCAATCAGCCGGGTGCAGGCATGACGCTCTTGGAGCATTGCCGCAAGTGGATTGAGGACGCCTTGGAATACAGCGGCGGATCGCATGATTTCCAAGATGTTGTGGACGGAATTTTGGCTGGCCGGATGCAGTTGTGGCCTGCTGAAAATGGGTGCGCTGTCACTGAGATTGTGATATACCCTAAGAAAAGTGTCCTGCACGTTTTTTTAGCCGGTGGTGAAATGGAAACAATCATCAACATGATTGACTCCGCCGTTGCTTGGGGAAAGACACAGGGCTGCACTTCAATGACAATCGCTGGGCGACGTGGCTGGGAGCGAGTTCTTGCGAAGCACGGATACAAGCCAGTGATGACGGTGTTGGAAAGGGACTTTGAATGAGCGGTGGCGGCAAGGGTGGCAAGTCCACCACGGAAGTCAAAATCCCCGAATGGCTTGAGGCTGCGGCTCAGGAAAGCCTTGGCCGGGGGCAAGCTGTGGCAAACCTCGGCTACACGCCATATTACGGCCCTGACGTTGCTGCGATGACGCCAATGCAGGCTGCGGCGGGGCAGGGCATCAGTTCGGCGGCTGGCGCGTTCGGCCTGCCCGGCGGCGGGATGACCGGCATGGAGGGGATGCCTGCGCCGCAGACTTTCGCTGGCGGCGTGCAGGGCTACTCGTCCGGCGGCCTCTACGATCAGTCGCTGGCTGAATTGAATCGCCGCGCACCGGGCCAGTATAACGCCATCACCGGCATGTTTGTGAACCCGCAGACGGGTGCCGCGCCGCCCAGCTTTCGGGGAAATGTTGTTCCCCCGACGCCGTCTGCGCCGCCAAAAGCAAAACCCAAACCGGGCGGCGGCGGCGGAGGTGGGCGCGACGGAGATCGCAGTGGCGCTGGTGGTGCGCCACGCTCTGGTGCGTCTGGCGGATACACTGGTGTCCGCGACATGTTTGACGGCGGCGGACCGGGGCGCAGTGGGGATAAGTTTTCTGGCGGACCGCTTTCTGGAGCCGCAAATCGAGCCGGAATTAGCCCAAAGGGGCGAGATGGCGGCGGCATGGGCAGAGGGAAATAATCATGGCAGGCGGCGCAAACCCACAAAACGTGCAGGCACCGAACGCAGGCGGTCGGCGTCCCGGAGTTAACATTTCGGATCAGCCCTATCGCCAGCCGACGATCGGCTTCAACGGTTATAGGACGCCGCAAGAAGCCGAGGCTGCGGCGCGTGCGGGCGGGCCTTCTGCCTCGGAAGGCCGTTTCTACTCGCTGCCACCGGGCTGGCAGGGCGTGCGGGAGGGAACCCCGGACGCGAGAATGTCGGGAGCAGGCGGCGCTCCCGCAACCGCGCCATCTACTGGCCAGCCTAACGTGTTTCAGCAGTCGTCAAATGCCTACGCGCAGGCGCTGCAAGGCACAACAGCGGCTGGTGGTATGCCCGACATCTCGGCCTTCCAGAACCCCTACACCCAGCAGGTCATTGACACCACGATGGCCGATCTGGAACGCCAGCGCCTGATGCAGCAAAACCAGCTTG